CTAGTTATTTCCCACACAGCTAGTCTAGCAGAGAACATTGTACATGACATTGCTGCATTCCTGGATGAACCAAATATTAAGAAAATATTTGGTGACTGGACTCTAGGAAGAACTAAAGATACTCAGGATGAAAAGCACTTTGGTTTCAGAGGTAGGAATATTGTTCTGAAAGGTATTGGCGCAGGATCAAGTCTACGAGGCATAAATGTTAATAACATGCGCCCAGATATTATGATCTTTGAAGATATTCAAAGTCGTGAAGATGCGGATTCAGAGAAGGTATCTAAGGATCTAATGACTTGGATGGTTGGTACTGCAATGAAAGCCAAGAGTCCTGATGGCTGCATGTTTTTGTTCATTGCAAATATGTATCCCACTAAGTGGTCAATACTACGGCAACTCAAGAGCAATCCTACTTGGACTAAGTTTATTGCAGGTGGTATTCTTGCAGATGGCACCTCGCTCTGGGAAGACTTACAACCTATTGAACAGCTTCTCAAAGAATTCGAGAATGACTTGGCAATGGGTAGACCTGAAATCTTCTACAGTGAAGTTCTTAATGATGAGAATGCAGCTGCTAATAACTTAGTAGATTTCAGTAGACTTCCTCCTTGTGAAATTCAAGAAGGTGAACCATTTGCTGGTAACTTCGTAATTATTGACCCTTCAGGTATGAAGCGTAAATCAGATGAAACAGCTATTGGTTACTTTGAAGTTCATACTGAGAAGCCTGTTCTCATGGAAGTTACATCAGATAGACTTAGCCCAGCTGACACAATCAGGCAAGCACTTAAGTATTGTCTCACTCATAACTGTAGACTTGTGGCTATTGAGTCTGTTGCATATCAGGCTACGTTGGGTTACTGGTTTGGATTTATCTGCCAGCAGTTGGGTATTACAGGTATTGAGTGTGTTGAAGTCTATCCAGGTGGATTTAGTAAGATCGCACGAATTCTAGCTATGTTTAAGATGTATCAAGCAGGTGATGTGCAAGTAGAACAGAAGATAAGAAATAAAGTGCATGCACAGATGACTTCATTCAATCCACTGAAAGATAATAATACAGATGACATTCTAGACTTGCTTGTGTATGCACCAAAGGTATTGGAAGAATTCCCGCAATTCATTGTCTCTAATGGACTCATAGTAGAACAAGAGCATAATGCAATTCCAATACTAGAAGATAATAGTTGTTTCTAATTCCACAAATTTCACAACAGGAGCTAAGATGTCATCTCCGCGTAATGCAAATAATACTGGTACCATCCCCATTCAGCTTTCTCAGAAATCCCAGCAAGGTATTCTTGAGTATGCAAAACTCTGTCTACAGCAATTCAATCATCAATGGAACTTGCGTGAGCGTATGCAAGAAATTGATAAAGCATATGCTCGTGAGATGGATTACTCAGAAGAGCATCTGCTAGCTAAGTCTGCTAACAGGCGTGGTGACAAGAATCGCTTTCAAAATGTTACTATTCCTGTTGTAATGCCACAGGTAGAAAGTGCAGTCACTTATCAAGCCTCTGTATTCCTCACTGGTACTCCTCTCTTTGGAGTTGCAGCTGCACCTGCTTTTGAAGATGAAGCCTTACAGATGGAATCAGTAATTGATGACCAAGCTACTCGGGGTGGCTGGGCACGAGAAATTACTATGTTCTTCCGTGATGGCTTTAAGTACAATCTGAGCGCACTAGAAGTATCTTGGGCACGAGAGATTACTTGGGTTCCTGAGACTGATCTGAAATTTGCAGGTGGTAGGATTGCAAAACCTAAACAAGTTCTGTGGGAAGGTAATAAAGTAAGACGTTGGGACATCTATAATACTTTCTTTGATACTCGCGTAGCTCCTGCTGAGATGCATATCAAAGGAGACTTTGTAGGTACAACTGAACTTATGTCTCGCATTCGTTTGAAGCAGTTTATTAGTTCTCTTCCTGATGTACGAATTGAGAACATTAAAGCTGCATTTGAATCAGGTATGGGAGCAATTAACTTCGGATCTAATGGTGGAGATGTAGCAGCATATTATGTCCCACAAGTGAATCCAAGAGTATTCCTTGATCCTCACTTCACTGGTGCTTTTAACTGGGAAGCCTGGGCTGGTATTTCTGGTGTGCAGAGTAGTATTCAGTACAAGAATATGTACCAAGTTACTACGCTCTACGCACGCATCATGCCTTCTGACTTCAATGTGGCTGTACCTGAAAGGAATACTCCACAGGTCTGGAAGTTTGTATTTGTGAATCATCAGGTACTTCTGTATGCTGAGCGACAAACTAATGCACACAATCTTCTTCCTGTTCTCTTTGGACAGCCACTTGAAGATGGCTTGATGTATCAGACTAAGAGTCTTGCAGACAATGTATCTCCCATTCAGGATATTACTTCTGCACTCTCTAATTCTCTGATTGCTGCTCGCCGTCGTGCTATTAGTGATCGTACTCTGTATGATCCTAGTAGAGTTACTGAAGCACATATTAATAACCCAAATCCTAGCGCAAAGATTCCTGTTCGTCCTAGCGCATATGGTAAGCCAGTATCTGAAGCTGTATATCCTTTTCCTTTCAGGGATGACCAAGCTCCATACATTCAGCAACAGATGCAACAGTATGGTGCAATGGCTAATATGATCTCTGGACAGAATCCTGTTCGCCAAGGTCAATTTGTTAAAGGTAATAAGACTCAAAGCGAATTTGATACTGTTATGGGCAATGCTAATGGCAGGGATCAACTTACTGCTATTGGCTATGAGACTCAAATCTTCACTCCTATGAAGGAGATTTTGAAGATTAACATTCTTCAGTATCAGGGAGGTACTTCTCTATACAATCGTGAGAAGAAGCGTCAAGTTAATATTGATCCTGTAGCACTGCGTAAAGCTGTTCTGAACTTTAAAGTAAGTGATGGCCTCACTCCTACTGATAAGCTCATGGACACGGATACGTTAGTTGTAGCTCTTCAACAGGTTGGTACTTCTCCTGTTATTGGCGCAGGTTATAATGTTCCACAGCTTTTCAGCTATCTAATGAAGATCAAGGGAGCCGATATCTCAGCTTTCGAGAAGTCTCCTCAGCAGGTAGCATATGAACAAGCTATGCAGCAGTATCAGCAGATGGTGCTACAAATTTATAAACAGAACCCAGATCAAGACCCAAGTAAATTACCTCCGCAACCTTTGCCTCAGAATTATGGTTATGATCCTGCGCAGAAAGCTGGCACTGATAGTTCTGTTCCTGCTACTAATGACAATGATGGCGATGAACAACAGCAACAGCAATAACTAGCGCAGTCGTAGCTATAGTCCAGCGGGCGGGCGACTTTGCGGATTACGAACGAAAAGGTTCCATGTCAAGGCCAAAGAGCGAAGCGTGCCTTGATGTGGAATCAGTGAGTAATAAGCTAGTCGACAGCGATCCGCTGGCAAGCGAAGACGAAGCGGAACTTACAAGGATATATTATGAGTCAAATTGTTATTAATACATTCACTTCATATCAACAAACTGATTCAGAGCTTATTCGTGCAATGACTCTAAGTCCTGAACAACAGCAATTTCTACAAACTCAAATTGCTAAGATTGCTGAAGAACGAATTGCATTAACTCCTGATCCTGTTAACTATGCTGCTTTTATTCAGCAAGAAGCATATCTTAAAGGACAGATTGATTTTGTAAAGTATCTTCTTGATTGTCACACCGATGCAATTAATAAGATCAAAGAAGCAGCAGAAGCACAGCAACAATAACCCTGTAGTACAACTAACCTTTTAAACAACTGGAGAAATTCAAATGAGCATTCTGTCGAAACTGTTTGGCGGTCAACAACCTGTAGCTGCTGCCCCAGCAACTCCTGCACTTCCGGGTAATATGCCAGCACAAAATAACAATCCTGCATCTGCTAACAATCCTACTGCACCTGCTTCTACTGTTGCAGCTACTGGAACCCCTGATGCTCCTAATGTTGGTGCTACTCCTGAAGGTCTGGATAAGTTCGCAGATATGTGGAATATCCCAGATGATCAGAAACCTAAAGCTCCTGAGTCTGCCTTTGCAGGTGTAACTCCAGAAGCTCTGCAACAAATTGCGGGTAAAACTGACTTCTCTAAAGTTGTAACTCCTGAGATGATGCAAGCAATCTCTGCTGGTGGAGAACAGGGTGTCGCTGCTACCATTCAAGCTCTGAATGCAGTAGCACAGCAAACGTACGCACAGTCCGCAGGTGCGACAATGAAACTTATTGATACCGCACTTGAGAAACAACGTACTCAATTTCAGGCAGAGTTGCCTAACTTGATTAAGCAGCAAACTGTAACTGAAACTCTCCGTAACACTAATCCTATCTTCAACCATCCAGCAGCAGCTCCTATGTTGGATACGCTGCAAAAACAGTTGCAACAGAAAAATCCTACTGCTACGGCAGATCAAATTCGTAAGCAAGCTGAAGAGTATCTTGTTAGTTTTGCTAGTGCTGCTACTCCGCAATCGGCACAACAGCAACAAGCAGCTAATAAACTCAAAGAGCCCGATTGGTCTGACTGGGTGTAATTTTAATTTCAATCTTAATTAGGAACTAACATGACTACTGGTCTGTTTAATACTTCGCAATTTACGCAAGACTTGGCAAAAAAGAGCTTTGCTGCTCTTATTACTCGTCTGATGCCGCAAGGTTCTGCACCGCTGTTTGGTATGACTTCGATGCTGGAATCTGAAACTGCTGTTCAAACTGAACATGGTTTCTTCACCAAGACTATGCTGTTCCCACAACTGACTGTTTCTGCTGGTGGTCAGCTTGTTGGTGATACTACCTTTACAGTTGTTAGCACTGCTAACATCCTGCCGGGTATGATTATGCAAGTTGATAGCACTCGTGAAAACATCATCATTAACAGTGTTACTGATGCTACTCACGTTGTTGTTACTCGTGGTCTGGGTACTGTGGCAGCACAAGCTGTTCCTGCTAATGCTAACTTGTATCAAGTTGGTAACGCATTCGAAGAAGCATCTGTTCGTCCGAATGCTCTTAACATCAATCCTGTTCGTATCACTAACTACACTCAGATTTTCCGCAATAGCTGGGGTATCTCTGAGTCGGTTCGTGCTACTCTGATGATTGCAGGTGAAACTAACCAAGCAGAATCGAAACAGGATTGCGCAGCTTTCCACGCAGTAGATATTGAGAAAGCTCTGTTCTTTGGTCAGAAGTCGCAAGGTACTCGCAATGGTCAACCGTTCCGTACTATGGATGGTCTGATTAATATTGTTGGTAACCTTACGTACTATCCGTCAAGCTATAGCGCAGCTAACGTGAATACTGCTGGTGCTACTACTAACTACACGCAGCTGGAAGCAATGCTGGACCCGGTATTCAATCAGAGCACTGATCCGAAAGTTGCTAATGAGCGTGTGCTGTTTGTTGGTGGTACTGCACATAAAGTTATTAATAGCATCGGTCGCCTGAATGGTACTTATTTCATCAGCGATGGTCAGACTTCGTATGGTCTGCAATTTGGTACCTTCAAGATCACTCGTGGTACTTTCCGTCTGATTGAACATCCGCTGTTTAATACCAATGCTATGTGGTCTAAGATGGCAGTTGCAGTTGACCTGTCTACCTTCAAGACTGCATATCTGGGTGATCGTAAGACTCAGCATAAAGGTTATAACAACGGCGGTGACTTTGCTGTTGATAGCGGTATTGATGCTGAAGGTGGTACGCTGACTACGGAAATGACTTGCGTAGTTAAGAACCCGCCGGCCAATGCAGTTATCTACAACCTGACTGCTGGTGCTCAGGGTTAATTCTCTTAATTGAGACGTTTGGCAGTATCGTATAACTGCCGTATCAATTCATTCGAAAGGATATTGCATGGCATCAGTTAAAGTTCCAAGCAATGTGAGTAGCATTACTGTTTCTGGTACTGTGCATACTCCTGACGCTTCTAACAAAGTATCACCAACTACTGATATTTTGAGTACTGCTCTTACTCATTGGCATAGTCGTCCACGTATGCGACGTAGTGCTGCTAATGGTGATGTAGTAATTCTTCTTCCTTCTGTGGTAACTTCAGTTACTATTGGTGGAACCATTTATACTCCCAACGCATCCAACGAAATTACTGTTCCTGCTGCGGCAGCTACTACTTTCTTGGAAGGCTTCAAATATCTCCCTTGAGGAATAATCATGGCAATTCAAAAAATCTTTCGTTCGGCTATGCCGTCTTTCCGTTACTTCTTCCGTAATGGTACTGCTGCTATCTTCATGAGTGGTCGTTATACTACTGATCAAAAGGATCTGGAAGATGAACTTATGCAAGAAGTTGGTGAAATCGGAACTACCAAAAGTCGCCATCCTTTTATCTATATCGATGAAAAAGAACCAGAACTGGATACGGAGGCACTCAGCCCGCTTGAACTCATTGAGCAGAAAGCCTACGAAAAAGCCCGTGCAGAACTTCTCCGTGAGATGGCAGAAGCGAGCGCGCGAGCTAACGACGCCCAAGCAAATGTAAGTTCTACTACTGCTAACTTTGCATCTAGTTTGAATAACAGTGCAAAGATTGAAGCTAGTATGGGTACTGATGTAACTATGCAAGCACTTGCTACTGCTACTGCTACTGCACAAGATGCTGCTCAGACTCAGGATGCAGGTGCTAAGCTGGCATCTCTGAAAGCAAAACTTTCTTCTAACTGAGTTAGGAATTAAGCATGAATGATACCCTCACCAGTTTAGTTAACGACGTATATACTCTCACTAATCGCCCTGATCTGGTGGGGGAAACTACTCTTGCTGTACGCAATGCTACATTAAAAGCTCACAGTCTTGACTTCTTTGATAAAGACTTATTCGAAACTGGTATTCAGTTCGATTATGCTCAGTGCCAACAGACGCTAGAATATAAGTTACTTGTTCCTCGCTGGAGAGCTCTGAAGTACATTAGGCAATTTGTACCTGATAGTACTGGAGTTGGTGGACTAGATGGAGACTTTCTCACAGTTGTAACTCCAGATAATCTGCTAGATTCTTATAGCAGGAATAAAGAAAATGTTTGCTACCTCGCAGGTAGTAACTTACAGATCAAATGCAAATCAGCCTTTCAGTATTTCCTCCTTGGCTGCTATGTATACCCAGATGTAACTGTAGAAGAATACGATAGCTGGATTGCAGATTCACAGCCAATGGCTATTGTATATGAGGCAGCTGCTACA